CTTATACCTTTGAGGTGCTTTATTACGAGCGGATTCAGCCCTTGGATTCCTCAAATCAGACCAATTGGTTCACGATCTACGCCCCGCAGGCCATGCTCTATGGAACCCTGCTGCAGGCCATGCCTTTCCTTAAAAACGACGAGCGCATCCCGATGTGGCAGGCTCAGTACAGCCAAATCATGCAGGTGCTGAAAAACGAGGACGTCACTCGGATTGCTGATCGTCAAGCTACTGTACTGGATTCATGATGAGCTATAACTCGCCTTTTACCGGAAACGTAATCCAGCCCACCGACGTCGCCTACCGGGCGATCACCCTATCTGCTAACACGCAGCTTCAGTGGCCGATTAACGGTAACGCGACAGACGACTACGCCGCCCGGATCATGGAGGTCACGGCGACCGCCGGCGGGCTTCGCCTGGATATGCCGCCGGCTAACCAAGCCTCAGTCGGAAACGATGCCCTAATCCGAAACGTCGGGGCGACAACCTTCACGGTCGCTGATTTCGATGGAAACACGATCGTATCGATCGCTGCCGGTGAGGCTAAGTACATCTACATTGAGACCAACCCGGATGAAGCTGGGACTTGGGGGATTATCGCCTTTGGGGTGGGCACATCGAACGTAGATGCCTCAACCCTTGCTGGATACGGACTTTTAGCCCTAGGGAACACCCTAAATCAGTCCCATCCGGTTAGCACGGTTAATTCAAACTACACGATTGTGGTTGCCGATCGGGCTCAAACTCTCGTGTGGACCGGTGGGAATGGCACCTTCACCCTGCCATCAGTTGGCGCCTTGGGTAATAACTGGTTCGTTCTCATCCGTAACGGCGGCACCGGAAACCTGTCTTTGTCCCCAAGCGGTGGGGATCTGATCAACGGGGCGGCCTCAATCAACCTTCAGCCGGCTGACTCCTGTATTGTCGTCTGCTCAGGAACGGCCTTTTACACGGTTGGAATCGGACAAAGTACCGAATTTAACTTCACCCAGTTGACCAAGGCGGTCACAGCGGGAACCTACACCCTGACGGCGGCGGAGGCCTCAAACGTCATTCAGAAGTACACCGGAACCCTGACTAACAATGTCACCGTGGTCCTCCCACCGACGATTCAGGTGTACTACATCGCTAACCAAACCGATGGAACCCTAGCTAACTACACGATTACCTTTCAGACAAGCGCAGTCGGTGCGACTGCGGCGATCGTGCCGGCCGGTCAGCAGGTGACCTTAGTCTGCGATTCGGTCAATCTGTATAACGCTAACACCATCCAAGCGGGCATTATTAGCGCCCTGCTTGCCGATGGTTCTGCCGCCGTCCCATCGCTAGCCTTTGCTACGGAGCCGAGTACGGGTCTATTTAGGCCGGCCGGTGGTCAGTTGGGCATCTCAATCCTTGGAACTCAAGAGGTTACCTTCAGTGCGGCCGGTATGACTGTGGCGGGCACGGGAACCTTTACCGGCGGTGTACTTGGCGGGACGTTCTAATGACCGCAAAAGTATTTGCCCTCGATACTCTCGCCGGTATCCAGCGGGACGGTACTGTATTTGATAAGCAGTATTACAACGACGGCCGGTGGGTAAGGTTTCAGCGTGGCCGCCCCCGTAAGATCGGTGGATATCGGGTTATCTCTCAAAACCTGACCGGCCCTTCCCGAGGCATTTGGGTAAACGCTCAGAATGCCTTTAACTACATCTTTTCCGGATACTCAGACGGCCTTCAAGAGCTCACCATCGACGATAACGGGGTGGGTGCCGGGTTTTTAGAGCTCACGCTTTCAAACTTCACCGCCTCCCCCTTAAATCTGTGGCAGTTCGACGGCTTTTACGATGTCGGTGGAGCTGGTGTAAATACGATCGTCGCGCACCCAGGTCAGAACCTGGCGGCAATCGATAACACCACGAACACCCCGGTCCTAATCGGGGACATCAACGGCACATCTTTAAGTCAAATCGGTGTTTTCACTGACACAGTTTCGACCACAAACGGCGTTCCGACAGTCACTTTAGCGGTTGCCAATCCGCTGATCGCGGCCGGTCAAACCATCACAGGGGCCGGGATTCAGGCGAATACGACGATTGTCTCGGTCGTGGGGACAACGATCACGATGAGCCAAAACGCTACGGCTACGGCGAGCATAACTGCGACCTTTAATAACAATGTCTCTGTCTCCGGGGGTGTGGTTGTCCTTCACCCCTATGTGTTCGTCTATGGAAATAACGGCCTGATCAGGAACTGCTCGGCAGGAAACGCCCAAGACTGGGTTTCTGCAGATGCTAACGAGGTCAATGTGGCCACCGGAAAGATTGTCCAGGGGCTACCAGTGCGTGGCGGCTCAAACTCCCCTTCGGGCCTCTTTTGGTCCCTGGACTCCCTAGTTCGGGTGTCTTATGCACCTCAATCCTTAGGTGTAGCTGGAACCGGGAACTTTGCTCCCCCTACCTTTTGGCGGTACGACATTATTTCGTCACAGACCTCAATCATGTCTTCTCAGTGTGTGATTGAGTATGACGGGGTCTATTACTGGTGCGGTGTCGATCGATTCATGCTCTATAACGGTGTCGTTAAAGAGATCCCGAATGCGATGAATCAGAACTACTTTTTCGACAATCTGAACTACTCTCAGCGTCAAAAGGTATGGGTCACAAAGGTTCCCCGTTTTGGTGAGGTATGGTGGTTTTACCCCCGCGGAACCTCGGAAGAGTGTAATGACGCCATCATCTACAACATCCGGGAGAATACTTGGTATGACGCCGGGACGGCTTTAGGGGCCCGTAGATCCGCCGGGTACTTCTCTCAGGTCTTTGCCTACCCGGTTGAAGCAGACTGGGAGATTATCCCGCAGGTCACGAAGCTGATCGCCTCTGTAAGTTTTTTCAACGGCATCGACCAAATCGGCTTGGATACTTATTACACCGAGCTCGCCCTGCCGGATGTTGTAGAGGGGTCAAATATCCCGACAGGGACATTTTTGACCAACATCCAGTCAAGCGGGATTAAGACTTTAGGAACAATCACCGGGGGTGCGGGTTACTTGGATAACACCTACACCGATGTCCCCTTAACCGGCGGCACGGGTTTAGGGGCGACTGCTGACATCACGGTCGCAGGCGGCACGGTAACGGCCGTGACCATCATTCTGCCCGGGGCGACCTATTTAGTAGGCGATGTCCTATCCGCTGATGCCGCAGATCTTGGGGGCGTGGGGGCAGGATTTTCGGTCCCGGTGGCCACCCTCTTCCCCATGGTGATTACCCTATCTAATGCCCCGACGGCCACAGACACCCAAAATCTGACCTTTAAGACGCCTGCCAATAAGATTGATGTCTATCAACATGAGATCGGTACAGACGCCGTAAACGGCCAAAATGTCTTCGCTATTGAGTCTTATTTTGAGACCAATGACTTGGGTTGGGTCTCAGGAGGTCCGTCTGCCCCGTCGCCTGAGGGGGCGAACCGGTGGTTAAGGCTTGAGCGGGTGGAGCCTGACTTCCTGCAAAACGGTCAGATGAGCTTGGTCATCACCGGTAGACCTTACGCCCAGGTAGCGGATCAGCCGTCTAGCCCTTATTTCTTCGACTCCAACACGGGCAAGATCGATATGAAAGAGCAACGGCGCGAGCTGCGGCTTAAATTCATCTCAAACATAGTGGGGGGTAACTACCAGCTCGGCCGGGTCATCCTGAGCGCAGACGTTGGTGATGTGAGAGGCTACTCATGACGACCCCGATTACTCCTGTCGGTGGCCAGCCTTTGGTTTACGACCCGAGGTTTCAGACTTTTGAGACTTGGGCGGCTTTGATGTGTGAGCAGTACGCCGGACAACAATTAGAGATCCCCGGACCGCTCACCGATTGGAGGCTTTGGGGTAATGGGTTAAAGGCCATCGATATCTTTTCTAATGAAGCCATTCCGGGCACAGAAGACTTTGATGATTGGTCGGAGTGGGCTCAAGCTTTACTTGCAGCAGTTAATCCGAGGGTAGCGTGAAGTATTGGTGCGAAAACGATCCAGTAAGAACGCATTTTTGGGATGCATGGAGCATTTTGTTTCCTGCTTGGGAACGCGCATTTGTGTGTGTTGCATCGCACTATAAAGGCAAGATAAATGATCAAGACCTGTTAGCGCGGATCGATCAATTCTGCCGTCAGGAAACCGCCCATGCTAACGCCCATTCCGCTCACAACAAAAAGCACTTGCTGACACCTTTTGAAATTGAAGAGACTCATAAAGCAAAATTAGTGTTCAGAAAGCCAAATCACAAGATGTGGCTTGCAACGATGGTGTCGATTGAGCACATGGCCGCTTGTTTATCAAGAGTTTTTTTAAATAGATACGAATGTCATTCAAGTAAAGAATTAAATCTCTACAAGTGGCATTGCAGGGAAGAGCTTGAGCATAAAAGCTTAGCTTTGGATTTATGGTCGCATTTTGATCATTCAAAAAAAGAACTTAAAAAAATTGCCGTTTTAAATATGTTTTATGTTTTAAAACGGGTATTGCGACACACAATAAATCAATGCAAAAAAGAAAAGATTCTTTGGAAATTTAAAACTTTAAAATCTTTTTTAATTTTAGGAACAGAGATTATTTTTAAATGTTTGATGCCTTATGCAGAGATTTTTACTGATCGGTTCCACCCTAACAATCACGACGATTCCAAATGGATAACAGCGTAAGTTCGTATCGTGATGCTTTCGGAAAAATGAGCGCGGAGGACATTATTCGCGCAGATTGGGCTCGTAATTACGAATCAGAGGGTGTTCCGTTAAATTTAGCTAGAGCGGCAGTCAAAGTTCATACGGATGATGGATTGCCGATTGCAAGGCTTGGAAACACTTTAATTTTAATTACTCCAAAAGATGATTTCAAAACAGTTAAGTTTCACACATTAACGGCTGATGATTTTGAATCTTACTTTTCAATAATATTAAAATTTTTGATTGCACTAAATCAAAAACGCGGCACTCAAATTGCTTACACCTATTTAGACGACAAAAGAATTTTTGATGTAATCAAACGAAATTTGAGCTCATACATATTTTTAGAGCCCAACGAAGATGAACCTCAAAAGGGTAAGTTCAAACTAATATTTGAAATAGGTCAATTTGTCTCTGACATGGAAAACCGCAGGGAGGTTTTGGGATAAATGGGTTGGGTAAGAGACAGGCTAGACGATGCTGAAGATGCAGTTTCCGACGCCGTTGAATGGGTCGCCGATGAGGTTATTGAACCGGCAGTTGAGCTTGTTGGCGATGTAATCCAAAGTGCTTTAGACAATCCGGTAAAAACGGTAGCGCAAATCTATGCCATTGTTACGCCCGGAATGCAGTGGTTATTGCCCGTAATTGAGGGTGTAGATGTTGCGGCAAAAGGCGGGGATCTTGAAGATGTAGCAAAAGCAGTTGCAATCTCCGTCATCGCCCAAGAGGCTGGATCAAGGGTCGGACAATCGGTCAGTGCAAGCACCTCGAACGCTGCTACTGCGGCTAACTATGGCACTAATTACGCTTCTCAGCAGACGGCAGCTTTAGCTGCTCAAGAGGCAGGTATGCAGACCGCCGGTCAGATTGCCGGCAATATTGCTGGATCGGCTGCGGCATCAGGAACGGTGGCTGTCGTTACCGGTCAAGATCCAGTTAAAGCCATGGTTGCCGGTGGCGTGAATGCTGCGGTGCCTGCCGTATTGGGCCAGGTTGAAGGATTCCGAAATCTAACTCCAAGCACCCAAAAAATCATTGAAACGGCGGTCAAAACCCAGCTCGCCGGTGGAGATGTGGGAGCTGCAGTCATTCGTTCGGCAATTGTAAGCTCACAGCTTGCCACGGATACCATCAGAAAACTTGACCCAAATAACACTTTAAGCCGTGGTCAGCAGTCAATCCTTGCTGATGTTGTAACTGCAGCATCTGTGGCTGCTTTCACAAATGGCAATGTTAATAGCGCAATTCAGAAAGAATTGTTTAATGCTGGAGCTAAAGTCCTAGGCGACATGGCTAAGGGCAAATTTACTGAATTGACCACCGGCACTCAAAAATCAAGTGAAAAAATTAGCAACCTTGCTAGTCAAATTGAAGCAAATGAGGCAAAACAAAATTTAATTGTAAATGATTACAAAGTCGTTGCAGATCAACTTAACACAAGAATTGCAGAACAAGATAGATTAAAAAAGTTGATGGACGATGAAGTCTTTTATGCTAATTCGTATGTCAAAGAATATAACGCCGGCAATTACACCGATAGAGATGGTGTTCAGAAATTTATTGATCGAGCTAATAAAGCAGTTGAAAATTACAATGCCTATGTCACATCATTAAACACCGATTACGAAAAATATTTTAAGCCAACACTTGATAAGGCCGCCAGCGATCTCAACAGTCTAAAAATTCCGCATGAACAGCTTGTGGCTGATTTTGGCAAAGAACAAGAAAATCTCAAAAATCTAGCAAGTCAGTTAGGTAAAGAGGTTGAAACCATACAGCGCGGGGTTGAAAGGTCATTTGTTGGTGTCATGGATACCAACTTTAATCCCGATGAATACAGAAAAATCAATAAACTTGACGCAAGTGTAGATCCTTACAGTCATTGGCTATCAACCGGTCAATATCAGAATCTTCCGACGAACTATAAGGCTGCTGAGTCAGCTACATATGATGAGCAAGCAAGACTCTTAACTGAGTCGTTAGCAGCTAGAGATTTAAAGCTAACCAATCTCACCAAAGAAGATCGGAATAGATTTTACGAAACGATTGAGAAAAAATACGGCAGTGACTATAGCGCACTACGCAACGCGACTATTGCTGATTTGGATATTGACAATATTTTCAAGACATCCTCATCGCTGACTGTTAATCAAGACTTTTCAAAAGAAGCTTATTCAGAAGGAAATCGGCCCTCTCCAACAACTTACTCGGCCCCGGACGGCTACAAGCTGGCATCGCAAGACGACATTTATAACGACCGTGCAATTCTTACACCGACAAGTAACGGTAGCTTTGCGTGGCTGACAGAAGACCCAACTACTCGGACAGATGGTTACTTTTGGGACCCTCAGCGCGGTGAAAAGGTTCTGCGAATCAGCATTACTGGGGTTGGATCACAAGAAGACACGGGCGGTGTTAATAACACCTTATCTCAGCTTCGGGATAATGATCCTCTTGGATGGTTTGAGATGTTCCAAGATTTTCTTCCAGACGATAAACAAAAAGCAGGTTTGGGGGAGGATGTTTATAACTTTATTAAAGACGCCTATAGCAACTTTAAGGGAAGTTTAGACCCTGGGACCCAGCAAGCGTTGGCTAAATTTGCGGCTGCAGCAAAACCAGAAAGCACAACAATTGATTTGCTCTCTGGGGTTCTAAATGGATTTAAAGCAATTACGGATGCATTTGGTGCCGATAACTCGGTGTCAAAAGCAATTGGTAATGCTCGTGGATATCTTCAGTCCTTATACAGCGCAGAGGCGATTGGAGATAAGAGACTTCAGTCTCAAATCATTGCAGAGGCAAGAGACAAAGGCGTATTAGATCAAGTTATTGCGGCGGTAGAGGCAATCGCTGCATATCCTGGGGTCATGGTTGAGGCCGCAGGAACAATCGTTCCGACCGTAATGACGGCAATGGCCAGCTCAGTCATGGGCGCCGCCCCGGTCGTTGCCAGACTGTCTCAGTACGGGGTTGGCGCAGTATCAGGCGCCGGAATTATCAAAGGCACCATATATGAGGAAACTAAGGCGGCATTGATTGCTGCCGGGGTTGATCGTGGCACAGCAGAGTTAAAGGCTCAGCAAGCCCAGGCTTACAACGGCAAAAATCTTGATTCAATAGTGGCAGGTGCCTTGTTGGGGGTCGTTGCCGGAGGAACGGGTGTTGAAAAAGCAGTGGTTGCCCAAGTTGCCGGCGACATAGCTGATAGAGTTGCGGCAAAAACCCTTGCTAAACAATTTGTTGTTGGTGGCCTGAAAGAGGGCATTCCAGAGGCAGCCCAAGGCGGTCAAGAAAAACTAGCAGAGAACATCGCGTTACAACGTGAAGGTTTTGCGGTTCCCACATGGCGAGGTGTGGCTGTAGCTGGAACATTGGAAGGTCTTGCCGGCGCTCCGATTGGAGGCGCTACCGATGTGGCCAGTAAGCTTGATGTATACGATAAAGCGTATACCTCGGTTGATGAATTAAAAGCAAAGGCTGCTGAAGAAAACTTTCCAATCGGTTCAAACACATCATCGCTATTTTCCAAATACTCAGGCTATAAAGACGAAGCTTCTACGCTTGAGTCATTTCAAAAATATGCAGATCCATTAGCTACTACAGTCCAAGAAGCTAGAGAATTTCTTGCTGCAAACGGTTACACAAACCCAACTGATGCAGACATACAAAATGTTATCAATGAAGTAGTTAGAACAAGTACAACCATCAGAGGTCCGTTTGGATCATCATTTAGAGTTCCATTAACGGAAGTTAGGGTTCGCCCTGAATCATCTGCGATAACTCAAGCAGAAGCAGTAGCAGATCCAAATGTATTTGATATTAACGAAGTCAAAGCTGCTGCAGCCGCTGAAGGGTATGCGCTTACTGATGAGCAAGCTAAACAAATTGTAAAAGAAGCAAACGAACAGGAGGCAACTGCTGCCTATAGGGCATCGATTGATCCGCTAGCCGTTACTCAAGCTGAAGCAGCAGACTTTTTTAATCGTTATGGTTATGTGCCAAACGATGATCAGCTCAGGTTGTTTATAGCATCAAAGCCCGAACAAGAAGTTTTGGCAGATGTTGATCGGTATGTCAATCCAAGACAGATGACACTTGCTGAACTTGAGTCGCTTGCTGCTGCTCAGGGTTACAAGCTGTCATCGGATGATATTAAGAATTTTGTTTCGCAAGGATTGTTGCCAACTTTTGAAGCAGAACAAGCTGAAAAGTTTAATAAGTACGCCGATCCTCTCGCCACAATCGAAAGCGAAGCCCGCGAGTTCTTGGCTAATCAGGGGTACAGAAACCCGACTCAAGCCGATGTTAATAAAATCGTTGGTCAAATTCTTGAATCAAAAGCTCAGCAAGAAGCAATTGGGATTGCCGATCCAAATGTATTCGATATAGGTGAGGTCAAGGCTGCTGCGGCTGCTGAAAACTTTAACCTTACTGATGAGCAGGCTGCCGCTTTAGCAAGGGAAGTAAACGAACAAGAGGCGACAAGACTTTATCGGTCAGAAATTGACCCATTTGCGGTAACTCAACAAGAAGCTCAGGAGTTTTTCGACACATTCGGATATAAGCCTGAGACAGATGAGTTAATTCAATTTAGTGTTTCTCGACCGGAAGCGGAAGTAAAGCCCGAAGTTGGTCAGTACGTCGATCCTCGGCAGATGACACAACAAGAGGCGGAAGCTTTATTCGGAAAAGAGGAATATAAATTAGATCCGGATGAGGTTTTGCAGTTTGTCCGCCAGGGCAAAGACATTCAGCAGGCTCAGGTTGAAGCAGATATCCGTAAATATATCGATGAGCAGACCATCAAGGTTCCTGAGCTCATGGAATACTATCGAAGCCTTGGCATCGATGTGCCCGCTCCTGAAGATGTCACTCCGTATATTGGTCAGTTTGTAGAGGCAGATGTATTTAAAGACTTAGCCGCGAAGTCAGATGCCCTCAAATTAAATGCACTGAAGTACAAAATAGCCCAAGATCAAGAGGCGGCCCGCCGCAGAAGTCTTGGTCAGGCAGGGCTAGCTCTAGTCACGGGATCGGGTGTAACACCAGAGGAAACCGCCAGCGCTCCGTTGGGGCCTTTTATTACCTCACGAATCAAACAGCAAGAATTTGTCAGCCCCCTTGAGGAGTTCATGAAGGAGGCTAAAACCGGTGATTTCACCGAAACCGAGCTAATTCAGCCCTCGGTGGAACCCGCGCCAGAACTGGCCGAAAATACGCAACAAGGAGGAATCATGCCCAGTTATTTCACCTATGGGGAGCCGACTGATATCGACCAGCTTTTCAGTCCACCCACAGGTTTCGCAACCAACTTCAACCCCTTTGGTAACTTTATGGCTGCCCAAGGGGGCCTGGCCGTCCCTCCGATGGCCACCGGGGGGTTGCCGGTTGTGCATCATTCCGGGAAGCTGCGGCGTGACTATCGGCAGGGGGATGCGGTTTCCGGCCCCGGAGATGGGCAGTCGGACGACATCCCTGCCATGCTGGCCGACGGGGAGTTCGTGATCCCCGCTGATGTGGTCGCAGCCTTAGGGAACGGATCAACCAAGGCAGGCTCTGACAAGCTATATGACATGATGCATTCGATCCGGGCGCACCACCGCTCTGCTAGACCTAAAGACCTACCCCCGCCGGCAAAATCAAGCCCGCTGGATTATTTAAGTTCCCGGAAAAAGGCCAGGAGATAAGAAATGTCGATTACCCAAGGCGCACCCTTACCCGATATAACGACGACCGAAACCAAAGCGCAGGCGGTCCCAAGTTATTACACCGATTATCTCCAAGACATCTCTCAGGCCGGTCAGACGGCTATGGGCAGATCGGCAGCCGAAGGAATCGCTGCCTATGACCCGCTACAGACTTTAGGTTACGGACAAGTTGAGACTGCCGCCGGGGCCTACCGACCCGGGCTAACTGCCGCCGGGCAGACGGCAGCCGCCGCTGCAGGGGGTATTGATCCCACTCGAATCAGCGCCCTGATGGACCCCTACCAGCAGGCCGTGGTTGATGAGATGGCCAGGCTTCAGCAAAGGAACATCCAACAGTCGGTGCTCCCCTCTTTAAAAGGCGCTTTTGTGGGCTCCGGCGGTCTCGGTGGCCAAAGATATGCCGCAGCCACTGGGCAGACCTTAGCCGAGATGCAGCGAAACCTGATGGGCCAGCAGACGGGAGCCCTTTCCTCCGGATACCAAAACGCCCTGAAGGCTGCCTTAGATGAGCTGCAGATACGGAATCAGGCCGCTCAAACCCAAGCCAAGATCGCCCAGCAAGAGCAGGAGTTAGGTTTGACCGGAGCTGGAGCTTTAACCAAGGCCGGAGCTGAGCGGCAGGCTTACGAGCAGAGCATCCTAGACTACCCCTTAAAGCAGGCTACAGCAGCGGCCGGTTTGATGCGCGGTTATCAAGTGCCGATTAGCACCACGGAGACCTTCAAAGGACCGAAGGCCGGGGTGTATCAGCAATCACCGCTAGCAAATATTCTCGGTGTACTTTCAACCCTTGGATCAATTCGCCCAGGTTCGGTGACTTATGACAAAGACGGCAAACCAATTGCTAGCGATAGTCTTTTGAAAATGGGTATGGATTACTTAAAAAATTTAAATTTCCCCGTATTTGGTTCTAGTGGAGAGCCATTGAGCGCTGAAGAAGCTGCTGATTGGTGGGGCGGATTCGACATTACAGGGAAAAGAGGCGGTCTTGCTTCAATCCGCAGGAGATAGGTCATGGCCGAAAAAACAGTAGGCGGTTACCTTCCGGGACAAGACCCGGAATCGGTGATGGCGAATATGAGATATCAGCAGGCCCAAGATCGGATGCGGGCGGCTCTTGAGGCCAGGCAGAATCGATTCTTCGATCCCCAAATGTTGGCTCTTGCCCAAGGATTCTTGGCCCCAACTCAGACCGGCGGTTTCGGTGAGTCTTTAGGGATGGCCGCTAAAAACCTCCGCGAGGCTCAGGCCCAAGAGGAAAAAGAAGAGCGAGCAATTGCTGAGGCTCAACTAGGTCTTGCCGGACAAGAATTAGAGGTAGAGCGTCGCAGACAAAGGGAAAAAGAATTTCAGCGGATGTTAGGCCCTCAAGGAATGGGTCCGCAGGCAATGGGTCCATCCGGTGCGCCGACCGGGGCTTTGCCAGGTGCTCCCCGGGGTGCATTAGAGGCTCCTTCAGGCCCACAGGCCGGTGGTGCGTTGCCATCTCGCGGGCCAATCATTACCAATGAATTCGTAGCCATTCCTGTAGCTCAGCCTAATCCAAGCATTCAAACCGGCCTTGACTACCTAAGAGCCGCCTACCGAGAGGGAACGATCTCCCCGGCTGAGGCGATCAAGGCGATGAACGAGATTGAAAGGAAGAGATACATTGAGTCCCCAGGACAGTTCGTTGACCT